TTTCATGAACATCATCTTTTGGTCATGACTCAAAGGGTTTTTCTTTTTGTCTTGTGAATGACTCATGAATACATAGTAATCACCTCTTTGTTTAGAGGCGGTATTCATCAACACTTTGAGAAGTTTTTCATGGCCGGTTGTTGGGGGGTTAAACCTGCCAAACGTAAATACCGCCGTTCCTCCCTTTTGTTCTTTTAGAAATTGTTCGTATGTTTTACTCATTTTGTCCAATTCTTTGCAGCATTAAAGTTAGCTCTTGAAAACTCAAGGCGGTCAACCAGTTTGACAGCATCACCCATTCGGTCAATTGCAACAAAACCCTCTGGTGCAGTCACACGATATCCATTGTCTGTGCGTATGAAAGTATCCATTGCACCTTTTGCTTTTTCAAGTTTGCGTATCACCATATTCTTGGCGTCCACCAACAAGTTCTGCATATCAAAGATATTCTTGAAATTAACTCTGTTCTTAGTGATATAAGAAATCAACTCGTTTTTGTTTTTTGTCTTGATCTCTCTGTTCTTTTCTGTCTTAATCTTATCAATGTCTTTCTGCAACTTAGCATTGATATACTTTATCATCTCCCCTGTGTGTTTCGTTGTGTTTGAAATCTTTTGTCCTTCTCTGACCTTAACGTTGTTGAATGTCTTTACCAAAATGAGAAGGTTGTTATCATTCATTAGTTCATTCATGAATGATGATTTCAGTTCACGAAACTTTTTACCAGCAGAGGATAGAACCTTTGTGATTGATGCAGTTTCCACTTTGTTGAAATTGACTGTTCCAGAAGTGTCTCTGTAATCTGCATCTGTAAAATATACATCGTCCGTTTTTTTCAATCCACTTATATTCGCACCGAAAGTGGCACGCATATCTTCAAGTTTCTCTCCTGAGTAAGTGGTATGCCAGACAATACCCATTTTCGCTTTTTTAATCTTACTAGAACTTTCTTTTGGAACTGCGTATACGATTGTGTTGGGCTGGAAGGTGAGATACGATTTACCATCTATTGTCTCCGTAGACAAATCATCTTGTGTGAATAACATATCGCCTTGGAGAACATCTTTGATTCCTAACTTTGGTAGATACTTGAGTGCAACTTTGAGTTTAGAATTAAGTCCTGGCGATGAATGATTTGCATCAATGTCTGCATTTGTATAGTTGACTTTTGGATTCTTGTTGAAAACTCCCTTAGTTCCTACAAAAAACTTTCCGTTCTCTGGATTGATTCCTGCAAAAACAGCAGGAGCTCCATCCCATTTGACAGTCACATTGACACTTGACTTTGTACTTCCTGCAAGCATATCCCTCAAAGATTGAAGGAAATTGATTGCTGCCCGTGTTCCATTGACTCCGTTGTTCAACACCTCATCTTCAAGGTGCTCTAAATGTAAGTTCTTGCCCTCTGCGCCTTCAGCAAGATACTCTGCGAATGTAATCATTCTTCTAATTTTAAGTTTTTGTAGGTAGGGATAACGATATAATTATTTATAAGATCACGAAACTTTGGGTCCGTCATCTTCACCATTCTCTTCTATGTCTTTTGCAACTTGCATCAGAGCATATGCGAATTCTTCTTTATTTGAATAAACGAATCCGTGTGGCGCCTCTGAAGATTGGAAGGTAGCGAGATTTCCAAAATGGTCTTCGACCACAAAATGGATTTCATCACCTCTTGTATGCATCGGTTCTGTGATACCAATGCAATGTAGATGCACACCCAACTCTGGGTGTGCGTAATATCCACCTAATTTAATATCAAGTGCGTTCTTTTCATCACGAAAGTCCGCTAGATTGACAACCTTTTTAGGATCTCCACTCTTTTTGTTCATTTTCTATTTGCCTTATCAATTTAATTTCATCCTTCATTCGTTGTCTTTGTGCAGCTTCTCTTTTGAGTTTCTTTTTCAGAGAGGGTTTTACATAGTGAGATTTATCGTTCACTGTCTTGATTATACCTTCATTCAAAACTGCGGATTTGAAACGAGACAAGGCTCGGTTAATGTTCTCGTTTGGTTTTACACGTATAGATATCATGACGACTCCTTAGAGGTTTATTTTATTTTAATAATTTATAACACCATTATATCAAGACAGTGACGATATGTCAAGTCATTAAATCGGAAACAATAAAAACAAACAAAAAACAATCATACTGTAGGATAACATTAATTCTTTCATGCTAATCCCCATCTATTTCCCCTCATAATCTTTCTCTCTCTTTGTTCTAGGTCAAACCTATCTTTTGATTGAGAAAGATATTCATGAACAGATGAAAATGTAACATCCATTTTAAAAGAATCAAATGTCAATGCGTTTTTTATTCTTGAGAATAAGGAAGGTTTTTCCCTTCTTGATTGATAATTATGAAATGCTTCTTCAGCATCAGACAAGTTACGATACTCTGCTCGCAACCAAGGTTCAAGTTCTGCATCGTAATCTCTCACTTGCACATAAAAAGATTTTTCATTTAGAGCATGGGAGTGTTGGATTGACACTCTGTTCCTTTCTTTTTTTAGAGATTTAAGAAGGGACACTCCCTTTTCGTGTCCCTCCTATTTTTAAGCGGGAACCACCTCCGCTTTTGGTTTCACGTAACCCCTGACCATTTTGATTTCGTCTTGAGTTACAAATTCACCATGACCAATAGTATATGCGGCATGACCAAACTCTGCAAGGTCAATACCCTGTGTTTCTTCTTCAACTGAAACTCGCAACCCCATTACCATTTTTATGATAAACCAAACTATCAAACTGGAAGCAAATACAAACCCCCCAATAATTCCTATACCATAAAGTTGAGTAACTATGGATGCATCCTCTTTGAAGATACCTACTGCCAGTGTTCCCCAAATTCCAGCGACAAGATGGACTGATAGAGCTCCAACTGGATCATCAACCTTTACTTTATCAAAAAGTGGAATTGCAAGGACTGCTAGACCAGAACCAATTACTCCAATAAGAATTGACAACGCTATTGTTGGATAATCTGGACCTGCTGTAATTGACACAAGTCCTGCAAGTGCTCCGTTTAACACTAACGTTAGGTCTACTCTTTTATATAGTAATTGTGTGATAATCATGGCAGTTACCGCTCCTGCAGCTGCAGCCATGTTCGTGTTCAAGATTACACTTGCGATTGCATTGACATCATCTTTGGTTCCCATTGCAAGTTGTGACCCACCATTGAATCCAAACCAACCAAACCAAAGTATGAAAGTACCTAAAGTTGCAAGTGGTAAATTTGAAGGTGCAATAAGATTTACTTTTCCATCTTCAGAATACTTACCTGTTCTTGCACCTAAGAGTATGACTCCTGCAAGTGCTGCCCATCCTCCAACGGAATGAACAATTGTTGAACCAGCAAAATCAGAGAATCCCATTTCAGATAGAAATCCTCCACCCCAAGTCCATGCACCTTGTAATGGATATATCACACTAGCAAGCACAAGGACGAAAACCATGAATGACCAAAATTTCATTCGTTCGGCAATTGTTCCCGAAATAATACTTGCAGCTGTTGCGACAAATACTACTTGGAAAAAGAAATCTGACATACCAGAATGATCTCCGTCTGAGATACTTCCATACATCAGTTGATAACCTACTACAAAGAAGGCTAGACAGGATAAGGAATACAAACAAATATTCTTTGTCAGAATAGCAGTTGTATTTTTTGTTCTTACCATTCCTGCTTCTAACATTGAAAAGCCTGCCGCCATCAACATCACCAGCACACCGCTGAAAAGAAGTAGAAAGGTGTTCAAAATATACTGAATATCATTCATAACATCTCCTTTCAGATGTATATATTTTAATCAAATTTTGACATATTTTTTAATCACAAATGAAAGGAGATGAACAAAAATTAATCACATATTTGCTAGTCCTCTGAATGAAATACCATGAATCGCAAGTACAATCACGATTGACAATGAAAGTCCAATCATCATCTTGAAAAAATCTCTCCCGACTAAAGGAAAGACAGTTTTGAATTTATATTTGTCGTTTATGGTTGCAAATGCTAATTCCCTTCCAGCAAGAAGTCCAACAAATACCCAAGTTGTACTCATCGGAATATCATTGTATCCTTTGAAGTACCAGAGTATCAAAGAGTAAATTAAATCAACGAGAGTTGCTGAACGAACATACTTTGTATTCGTCTTACTCAAAACAACCTCTTGGATCTTTCCACCTCTCTCATAAAACATATAACCCATTCCTCCGACAAAGATGATACTGATAAAAATCATTGCTTCGGTAGGAACTTGTCTTGGAAGAAACACAGCGATATTTGCCATATCATGAGATAACCAAGTAAACCACAACCATCCAGTAGTACACCATTGCGCTACTCTCCAATATCTGTCGTGTGATTCTGGAATATCTTTTTTTGATTCCCAGAACTTAGCGACCACCATCCAGATAAGATATGCAGCTGCAGCGGCAACCAAATATCCCAATGCGGATTTCATTAGTACCTTTTCCAAGACAACTGTACTTGCAAAGGCAGAGAGAACTAAAAAGGTTGTACTTACTGGAACACCAAATCTTGTCAATGCAACAAGAATCAAAGGTGCAACAGCATGATACCATTGTATTGGTTGCCACGGAATCTTATTCAAACGTCCATACGATATATCACCATCGTTGATGGACCATCCGTACCATAGTGTAAACAACAAGACAGTGCTTGCTGCGGACCATAATATGTACCATCTAAATCTTTCTGAATTAGATGCGATCCAAGTTCCCAATGTTTGAACTGAATCGTTTGCTATTACTGAATATGAGGCTAGCAAAAAACCTACCCATAGATATAATGTTGAGAAATCCACAACATCCTTTCTGAGTTTTCACACTCTTTGAAGGTTATAACAATACTTTATATATTTTTTTCTATTGTTGCATTGTTAGACAAATGTTAAAATTCAAGT